CTCACACTTCATGCAGAGTTTGGTCGTTGGTGGTGAACTCTTAAGAGCTTTGTAGCGGGCAGCTTTTAAGCGTGCACGGGTAGCGGCACATCGCTTACAGATGTACCCACGGTCATGCTTCTTATTGGCGTCCTTAACGAACTCCTCGAGATCCTTCTCAGTTGAGCACCTTTTACAGTGCCTGTTCACCTATTAGACTGGCGTAAGATCGAACGTGACCGCGCCTGTGATAGTTAGCTCAACAGTGCAAGTGACTCTATCTTCCTTGGGGCTAGCTACGCCGTATGAAGTAACGAACGCAGTGAAGTCAGCACGTGCTGTCTCAGCGCCAGATACCCATTGGATAGCGTAAGTGCCTGAAGCGCCGTCAACGAACGCAGTAGCAAGCGCGTCGTGGTCGGTGTCACCGGGCATCCAGTTAAGAGTCAGTGAAATTGAACCGTTGTCCTTAGCACCAACGAGCTTACGCATGTCGTCGTCACCGTATGACAGCAGGTCAACAGTTGCACGGCTAAGCTCGAGAGCTGACAGGTCGTCAACTTCAGCGATCTTAGTAGATGCAGAGATAGTGCCGCTGATGCTAGGAGTGATGTGAAACTCAGTAGTGCGGCCGTGGAATGGGGCTGTGATTGCCATTAGTTTGTCCTCATTTGCAAATTAAGGGTGATGTAGTGGTGATACACACGTAGCTTGTCGTCGTACTCGGCGCCAAGATCATTAATGATGGCGTGAGCAGCACCATACCCATCGAGGGCAATCTCAGGTGCTATGAACTGGTCAATGATAGCCTGACGCATAGCCTCAATTTGAGACAAGCGCTCAGCTCGCAAAACCAGTCGAACCTCTGGCTCTAGTAGCACCGAAGTGCCTCCGTGTGTTGTGTCGTTGACGTTACCGAGCGGGCGGAATACTACCGCAGGCTGGGTGTCGCCTTGCTGGAACCGTAGGTAAAAGATACGGTCACCAGTGTGCGCGTTGAGGGTTGTATTACCCACTAGCGCAGATCTTATTGATGTCGCTAAGCTCATGTTACCTCCTACTCAAGCTCGAGCAGATCGTCGGTGATAGCGTCGGGCAACTGTATGCCGTCAGCACCGCCAGGTACAACAGACAACACGTCACCGTGTAGTGTCCGAGTCGCGATCTCGTCGGCCTGTATCACAATCATGCGATTGCGGTGATCGGCCATGGCTGATGAAAGTATACGCAGTACACGAGTACCAAACACTAAGAAGCTGTCGGCCTGTATGAAGTTCAAGTCGGAGCTGTTGTAGCGCATGTATACCGTGTAGTTTGTGGTTGAGTTTGTAGCGTTGTCAGCTGTGAACTCACCGCCTACCTTCGAGACAACCTCCGCAAAGAAGGTTCCTTCGTTGGTGTAGCCTGTCTCGATCTCGCCGAGATCACTGACAGTGTTAGCAGGAGTCATTAGTGTGACTTTGTGTCGGAGTCGTCCGGCTCGCATGTCTCCCCCTTACGCTAGGCGTGTTTTGTAGGGAGTGAGCAAGCGCTCCGCCGTTAAGGACATCTTGACGTGTGTTACGCCTTGTCCGGTAACCGAGTTCTCACGGTTCTCGTACATGTCACCCACAAGCAACAAGATAGCCGACTTGACTGAAGACGGCACCGACGACTCATCCACGTCAACGTATGTGACGGTGATGTTGAAGGGCTTGTTGCCGCAGTCGGTCGGCCAGTCCGATCCGAACGCGGGGTAGATGTAAGAGCGCCCGCCACGATTAACGAGACGGGTCGTGCCGTAAGATTGCTCAGCGCTTTCTGTGTCATAGTAAGACACACTACTCACGCTTTGCGCGTCGGCAAAGAGTACCAAAGCAGTAGCATCAGACGATGGAAACTCGTCATACTGCTCGGTCTTTGTTCCTGAGCGGAAGCCACGATTGCAGAATGCTTCCGCGTGTTCAGTTGCAGCGTCGATCATTGTGTTGATCTCGGTCTGCTCGGCTGTGTCAAGAGTGCCGAGGCGTAGGTGCTGTTGCACTTCCGCTAGTGTTACTGGGTTAGCCATGTGGCCTCCTGTGGATTAGGGAGCCCTCCGAAGAGGGCGGGAGGTATTAGGTGTTTATCTGATTTCGGAAACTATAAAATTCAGAGCCTCTACTATTATGTTGTTTGTACCCGTAGTGTTAGCGCAGTGGATCTCTAAATAGTCACCTGTAGAGTGTTGCACGATACAGGAGAAGGTAAGCCCTTCAAGACGACCCGACGAGTTTGCAGTACC